AAGCATATTCTGTTGCTACTAGATCTGGAGTTTCCATAATTTCTGGTTTTCCTAGATGTTTTGCAAATTGAGAATAGTTGTCTTTTCCGGTTGTTTGAAGAGCTCCTCTTCCTCTAAATTTCCATCCATCTCCTGAAGCTTCATCTCCATTTCCCATTCTTGAAGCATAAACTCTGTTAGCTATCTTTTCTGGTTTACGAGCGTAAGATTCTTCTAAATTACCTGGAAAATATTTTCCAAAGATACCTTGTAGTCCTTGTGCTGAATAATTTAAATTTTCAGAGAAAACTTTAAATCCACCTGATTCGTGAGCTGTTTGAGCAAAGAAATGTGCTGCTCTCTCAGGGGTCATTTTGTAATAGGCCATAGCCGCCTTCATTGTACCTGGTCCAAATGCTCCATCAGCAGCAATCCCAAGTTTTGTTTGTAAACTGGTTAAACTCATAATTTATTTGATTTGGTTATTTTTCTTCTTTGTTACCTTTCCAGATTTCAGCAATTTTTTCTGTTGCTGTTAATCCTAAACAACCAAACGCTAATAATGCTACCGACTGGACCAACATTGGTGAAGGAGCAATATGAGATTCACTAAAACTATTTTGATACATAGTTGCACATAATGCTATAACACACATCAATCCACAAAATCTTTTCATTGAGGGACTTCCAGGTTCATCTTTAAATAAACCAGATATAAATTTTAACATAATGTTTTTATTTAATTATACATATAAAAAAAAGGGTAAAAAATTAAAAATTATACTTTATTATTTTTTATCATCTGATGTGGCATACTTAATACCCATAATTGTGCCAACTATTGAAAAGGCATTTGTTAATAAAACACTAAACATATTACTCCAAGTTGAGCCAATTATTTGTGTGTCCTTGTTGGACAAAATAGCAAACGAGTACATTATGGTGGTAATAAATCCAACACTCATAATTACGAACAAAGCTGATTTAACGATAGTTTTTATTAATTCGTTTTGACTCTTTTTAAGTGTAGCATCTAAATCTTCTAATGCTGCATTTTTTTCCTTTTCAATCTCGTCTTTTAGTTTTTCCGATTGTTTTAACTCTAATTGTAAATTTTTTGATAATATACTAATTTCTTTTTTATTATTTTCTGATTCAGTAATGTCAGTTGCGATTTTAATTATATTTGTAACGTTTCCCTTACTATCAAAAACTGGGTTGTAGGTGGCTTGTAAATAGATAGTCGTCCCATCTACTTTCTTCCTTTCAAATATTCCTTCTATAAACTTACCACTACTTAGATTTTTCCAAAATTTAATATACTCATCAGATTTTGAATATTCATAACTAACAAATATACTATGGTGTTTACCAACTATTTGATTTTTTTCATTGGGTTTATATCCCATCGTTTCTAAGAACATACCATTTCCATCCAAAATAAAACCATTCTTATCAAAAATAACAGTAGCAGTACTTCTATTAATTGCTTCTATCTGCTTTTTACTATCAATAATTGTGGTAATGTCGGTAGCAACTTTCATTATTTTAGTAATCTTACCGCTTTCATCAAAAATGGGATTGTAGGTGGCTTGTAAATTAATAAGATTACCATCTTTTTTTCTTCTCTCAAATTCTCCTTGATAGTACTTTCCACTTCTTAAAATATCCCAAAACTTTTCGTATTCAAGTGATCTTGAATAGTCTTCACATATAAAAATACTATGGTGTTTACCAATAATTTCTTCATGGCTACCTTTACCATAACCCATTACTTCTAAAAAGATATCATTAGCTCCTAATATAATACCATTAAGATCAAAGTAAATAAGAGCATTACTTCTATTAATTGCTTCTATTCTACTTAATAATTCTTCTTTTGATAAATTTTTCATTTTGTATAAATTAGATTTAAAAAATTAATAAAAACAATTTAAAAAAACCTATTTACTATTATACATATAAAAATTATTAAAAACTTATTTATCCCTCACATGCTACGCAATTGTCATCTCTTGAGATATTATCTCCTCTTAGAATAGATTCAGATCTCATGTAGTATAATGTTTTAATACCTTCTTTCCAAGCTAACTTGTGAACATCACTTATATATTTTGGTGAATCTGATGGGTCAAATGTCAAATTTAAAGATATTGCTTGATCTACATATTTTTGTCTTATAGCATTTTGTCTAATAACTTCAAACGGGTTGATTTCCTTGAATGTTAAAAATATTTCCTTTTCTTCAGGAGTCAAGATATAATCTGGTAATCCCACCACTGAACCCTTATCTTTAGCTATTTGATCCCAAACACTATCAATGTTATATCCTTTAGATTCGAGTAATTTTTCTAATGTTGGGTTCTTTTTAATAAATGTCCCTTTAGCTGTTTTTAAATTGTAAACATTTGCAGGTATAGGTTCAATTGAAGGTGAAACTCCGCCTGAAATATGAGCATTTGAAACTGTAGGTGCTATTGCTAAATGGTGGGTATGTCTTAAACCTGTTCCTTTACACCATTCTGGTTCACCATATTCTTTTGCTTGATCACGAGATGCTTTTAATGCTCCTTCTTCAATAAATTCAAACATAACTCTTGTGTATGAATTTGCTTGTAAACCAGCAAATGGGATTCCTTTTTCTTGTAAAAACGTATGCCATCCTAAAACACCTATTCCAATTGCTCTACCTTTAACAGCTGAACGATATGTGTTTTCCATGAATTTAACATGTTTAGATCTATCGATGAATTCTTGTAATACACCTTCTAGGAACCAACATGTTAGTTCAGGTAATGTCATTCCATTTTCAAATTTATAGTCTTTCCATTCATCCCAACGAGCTAGGTTTAATGAAGATAAACAACAAATAAATGAATGTAATGGATCTGTATAGAGTGCTATTTCACTACAAATATTTGTCATTGAAACATGTAAATTGTTTTTCTTATATGCTTCAGGATTTGCATTGTTTATGTTGTCTTCAAACATGATGTAAGGTTCACCTGTTTCTAAACGTGTTTTTAAAATTTCACCCCATAGTTTAAGTGCTTTAGGATCACGTTCTTCAACTTTGTTCATAAACTCATCGTCTATTACTACACATTGATGCATATTTAAACATTGACGATTAACATCTCCTTTAGGACGTCTGATCATCAAAAATTCTTCAATATCTGGGTGATTAATGTTGAGATTAACTGAAGCTGCTCCTCGTCTAACTGAACCTTGGTTTGTAGCTAAAATTGTTGAATCATATATTTTAACCCAAGGCACTACACCCTCACTTACACCATTTCCTTGAATAGGTTTACCTCTGCCTCTAATTCTAGAAACACCAATACCAACACCTCCACCTTGAGATGATAATCGCATTAGTTCTGAATTTGCTAATGCAATTCCTTCAATTGAATCGTCTGTGTCAATTCCAAAACATGAAATAGGCATTCCACGTTCTGTTCCCATATTTGATAAAACAGGTGAAGCTAAACATAACCAATTTTTAACCATTGCTTCATAAAACAAAGGTTGTAAATCTTTACGTTTTAGTCGACGAGCGGCTGCTTTAGATACTCTAGTAAATGCTCTAAAAACATCCTCATCTGGTAGGAGATATCCTTTTGAAACCATCGATAATGAGATTTCATTCATAAAATCAGGATAATGTTTATTTTTTATCCAATTTGTTGTGTCTATTTGTATGCTCATATTTTTATTTTATAGGTCTGACCAGTCAGAGGTTGATTTTGAATAATCTGTTACTCGATTTGCAAAGAAATCTTGGTGTGTTTTACCACTTGTTAAATGTCCAAACCATTCCATTTGTTTTAATAAATTAGGATCAATATCATTATAGATATTTGAGTAACCAAGTTCTATTAATTTTTGATTTGCTCTTTCTTTGATGAAATTTTTAAGTTGTTCTTTATTTAAACCCTCAACATCTCCCATCTCAAATGCTCTATCTATAAAGTCAAATTCTAATTTTACAGATAAATCACAGGCTTCATAAATAGCGTGAGTTAATTCTTTAGTGTTTAATTCTGGGTATTCTTCTAGTAATGTTCTATATAACCAACATCCTGCTTTTGAATGTAAAGATTCATCTCTTACACTCCATTCAACCACTTGCCCGGTGCCTTTCATTAAGTTACGTAATTGAAAAGACATTAACACTGCAAATGATGAAAATAAATTTACACCTTCTGTAAATGCTGAAAATATAGCTAATGAAAGTGCTCTTTCGTGTAATGTATTTCCAGGTTGTTCAACTAAACGATCAATTTTTGCTTTTGCTTCTTCATCTTCCATGAATGCCTCAAAGTCATCTAAACCAAGTTCTTCATTTAAACGAGCATATGCTTCAGCATGGATAGATTCAAAATCTGCAAATGCACATGCCATAGCTTTAATTTCATGTTTAGGAAACCAATCAACAACTTTAGTTGACCAATAGTCATTTACATATGTTTCAGTTTGGGCAAATGATTTTAGAATATTACCGATTAGATTTTTTTCGCTTTCGGTTAATTTAAGTTTCCAATCATTCAAATCTGATGATAATGGCACTTCATCTGCTAACCAATGTGCTCTATGTTGATCTTTATAAAAATCAAATGCGGTTTGGTATTCAAATGGTTTATAATGTGGGCGATAATCTATTATAGGCATTTTTATTAGATTGTTTTTAAATTGTTATTGTGGGGATATAAATATACAAAAAATCTTATCCCATTCCTAGCTCAAAGAACTTTTCTTTTAGGAATTTTTTCTCAGATACTTCTATATCTTGTTTTGTTATTTTTTGTGCTGTATTAATATCATCTTCATCCATTTCATTTTCATCTATTTCAAAATGTCCTGTTGAAGTATCAATTTTTGGTGAAAAAAATGTACAACCATCTTTTCCATATCTGTTACCCATGAAGTGCCATCTACCTGTTCCTTCTAATCTATCTTTTCTACCTCTTGAAAGTGATATAACAATATCTCCAATCATGATTTTATCAAATGAACCTGCAATATGTGAACTTTCTAGAATTGCTTTTTCAGCTCCACTTCTATTTGCTTGAGATGGTGATATAATAGGAATTTTCAATTCTTTAGCTAATCCTTTTGCATCTGTATACACATCATCTATATCATCTTTTCTTTCAGATCTCGTTTTTCTATTTGATAGCAAATCTAAATAGTCTATAAATATAGCGTCTGGTTTAAAGTCAAGTTTTTCTAAATGAGATTCTATAGTACTTAAAGTTGCTCTTTTTGGTGAGTATTCTTTTATAACTAACTTTCCAGGCAGCTGTGATACTGTTTCTTCTATTTTATTTCTATTGTTAATTACTTCATCTACAGGTATTTCTGTAAAGCATGCGTCAAATCTTTTACCTACATAGTTTTCTCCAAGTTCTAAAGCATAGTATACTATGTTATATCCTAATTTAACAGCTTCAGCAGCCATAGCAATTGTAGCCCAAGATTTACCACCTTTTGGGTTACCAAATATCAAAACTAAATCTCCACTTCCATACCCACCTTGAGTAATATCGTTAAATGATTTCCAAGGGAACGGAATAACGTTTCTAGCATTTTCTCTATATCGGCTTTCAATATCTTTTTCATATTCATGTCCAACATTTCTGTCTTCACCGGCTTTAATAGCGTTATTAATCATTGAACGAATAGAATCATAATCTCCAGCATTCAAAAAGTCTACGCTTGTTAACAACGCTTTTTTTAGCTGTTGATTTTTACAAAAAGATGCAAACTCTTCTTGGACATATTCTAAATCTTCATCTGATGCTTCGTATGCTGATTTTAATTGTTCTTTAATAGAAACTTTCAATACATCATTTGTAACTCTTTGAAGTTCTACTTTAAGAACATCCATTGAAGGAGTAGTATGGTATTTTTCATAATATTTCATGATTTCTTTGATAATCCATTTTTGAGCTTGGTTATCAAAGTATTCATCACTTAAAATATCATTAATATTTAATAAAAATTCTTTATGTGTTAGCAATGATGAAAGCACTTTAATCTGGAAGGCTGCGCCGTATTGATTTAAATTAGAGAGGGTCAAAACTTTTATTTTTAATTGTTAATAATTTTATTTAATATAATATTTATTTTTTATATTTCCAAATGTAACCTCCACAAAATTTTACTCTTCCTGTAAGGGCGTTTTGGATTTTAAATCCTGTTTTTTCTTTTGCATCTTTAGCTGAGGTGTATTCTTTTATAAAATTCCCATTTAAATCATATTGAAATACAGGTTTATAAGAAGAACTTCTATCTCGTGTGGAATGATAAAAAGAAAGAAGTTTATTCTTACCCCTTTTAATACCTTTATCTTTTCGGATAACATAATTTCCACGTTTGACTCCAATTTTTGATTTACTTATTTTTTCCTTTATTTCATCACTTCTTTTTTTTCCTTTTAAAGCTTTACTTATTTTATTTTTACCATCTTCAGTTTGTCCTGAGTTGCCGAACGATTTATTAGTTTTGTTTAAAAAATTTTTATTGTTTTCGACATTAAAATAGTTTAACCAATATTCTTCTCTTTCAGCTAAGTGAGATAGATTTAAGCATTCTTCTAATATTTCTTTCTTTAGATTATGGATTCCTTCTTTTTCAATTATCTTCTTGATTTCAGTTCCACTACCATAATATTTGGGGGAGTTGTTTTTATCCTTTCCAATATATTTTTTTCCAGATGGTATGTGGGTTGTTAAATAAATTACCATATTTTT